ATGAGAAAGATTGACCGCTTTGATAAATACATGGCCTTTAAGGGATTAAATGACAACAAGGTCACAAATGACCTTGAGCTATCGGTTGGCACATTAGGCAAATCACGTAAGGAAGGGCGGGATGTTTCAGCCCGCGTTATAGAACTTATATTGAATTACTATTGTGATCTGTCAAGAGTTTGGCTTCTAACGGGCGAAGGCGAAATGCTTAAACCGAACAGTGAAAGTAGACCAAAGTCGAGCGGTTCTGATTCTTCCGAAAAGGTCAGTGAATATCGCCTCGTACCGCTTATTCAGATAGACAGCGTCGGCGGCATGCATTCATCGAATATTATCGACTGCTCCGAGCAGTATGTTATCCAGCGTATGCCCTTTACCGAAGCACAGGATGGAGACGTCGCCATACTCCAATCCGGGAACTCTATGTATCCGACAATCCCCTCAGGTTCTGCCCTGCTAATCCGAGAGGTAGTCGACTGGCAGGAGTATTTCGGTTATGGCAACATTTACGTGCTTTGGCTTCGCGATGGTCGCCGTATTACAAAAGAAATCAGGCGTTATGATGCCGACCCACATAATTATGTATGGTGTGTATCATATAATCCTGACGTCGCCGACGAGGAGCTTCCTCGCTCGATGATTCGCGGCGTGTGGAAAGTCATTAAATATGTAGCCGACTTCGGTTGGTAAATATAAAACCTAAATATTATCCTATATCCCTATCATTATGAAAAAGTACTTACTGCTATCCTTTCTCATGATTGTCTCCGCTCTTACCGTCTGCTCATGCGACGACGAAAGCGGAAGCGATGCTCCTCAGTCCCGATACCCAGCTCAACTCATAGGCACGTGGGAAGAGTTCCGTGAGGACGGGTCGACCGACGAAGTATTTTGGTACACCTTTAAGGCCGACGGAACCGGCTCGTTTTGGGCTACGTTCGATGGGGAAGCAGACCATTACGGCGTTCGCCGGCTTAAGTGGAATGCCCAAGGCAACATCCTCCACATTGATTATCTCGGGGCGAGCAGCAATTCATATGCAGACTTTATTTATGAAGTATCGGGGAATACGTTGACAACCAATTGTGAGGGGGACATCCTTGTCTTCCATCGCGTCAAATGAGCGCAACGCTCAAGCTATATTAAACCATGGATAAAGCTGAAAATTACGGCATAGTATATCTGCTGACGAACGAGGCGATGCCCGGGCTCGTGAAAATCGGCAAGACCTCACGGAGCGACCTTGAGAAACGCATGAAGGAACTCTATACTACTGGCGTTCCTTTGCCATTTGAGTGTGCGTATGCCTGTAAGGTTAAGCTGTCTTGCATGGACGAGTTGGAGAAGGCTCTCCATACTGCTTTTGCCCCATCTCGAGTCAATGAGGGGCGTGAGTTCTTCCGTATATCGCAGTCGCAAGCCATCCCATTGCTGAAGCTCTTGACCTCTCTCAATGAAGGGGAGGTTACTGATGTTGTCGCCGCTGAAATTGAGAACGATTTGGAGGCTTTTGACAAGGCAGCCATTGCCAAGTCAAAAAGCAGACGCCCACCTCTCGATTTCTTCGCGATGGGGCTGTCGGTCGGGGATGTGCTGACGTATGTTTCTGACCACTCCGTTACCGCTTCCGTTGCTTCTGCAAAGAAGGTATTGTTCCATGAGGAGGTGCGTTCCTTGACATCTGTTACTACTGAGTTGCTTGGAGCAAAGAGGAATGTCCAGCCTACTCCTTATTGGGCGTTCAAAGGCGAGAACCTCCGCGACCTCTATGATAAAACGAACCCCATCGCTGAAGAATAAGTTATTTTACTCAAAAATCGCCACACGCCGCGTTCAGCGTCTTCCGTGGGTACTTGTCCCACCCGATGCAAAACGAGGCGACACGTGGCAAAACACGGCTTTTCTCATGAATAATCGATTAATGGATGTTATCCGATATAAAACCGGGGGTCGGCAGAAGCCCTTTGCTGAGTTTATGGGCTGGACTCCGCCCTATCTCGCGAAGTTGTTGCGTGGCGAGAACTTCGGTCTCCAGCCTGTGCTGTCTCTACTTGAAAAATTGCCCGAGATAAATGCCCGGTGGCTCTTGCTGGGGCAGGGGTCGATGCTCAACGACGACAAGGTCTTCGGTCTGCGTCGTGAGACCTATTCTCGCGTGCAGGGCATCCTTGCTTTCGACCGTTTTCTCCCTGTCATGTCTCCCGAAGAACTGCACCGTTTCGAGGATGTCTTGAGCGGCAAGGAGTACCCGGACTTCTCGGACGAGGACGTTGCCCGGTGGGAGGCTCTGCTTGCCGAGCGTCAGCAGTCGCTCGATGCTCGTGTCGATGATGCAATCGCTAAATCCGTAATGCCATGCAAACACCCGAAAGTCAAGCAATCGTGAAGCGGTTCTTCGCCGCTTTGTATCGTCTGAAGGATGATAAAAAAATCCGGGGCAAGCAAACCTTTACCCGTGAGTACGGCATCAATCGTTGGAACTTGAACACGTTGGAAAAAGAGCCGGAGCGCGACATCTTTCAGGTGGCGTGGCTCTCGTATCTCGTGAGGGACTATGGCGTGTCTCCCATGTGGCTGCTTACGGGCTTCGGGGATTTCTACACAAAAAAAGCGGAGACCATTCGCTGACCTCCGCTTTCTGTTATTTCTTGCTTTGCTCGTCTCCTGCGATTGGTAGAATCGGGGGGATGAGCATTGCCGCTTCCTGCTTCTTCTTGTCCATTATGTTGGCGTATATTTGGGTCGTGTGGATTTCCTTATGTCCGAGGAGCTTCTGCACCGTGTAGATGTCCGCTCCGAGGTCGAGCATCATCACGGCGAAGGTGTGCCGTCCGCTGTGGAACGTGATGTCTTTCGTTATCCCTGCCCGGACTGCCCATCGCTTCAACTCCATTAGGTAGTACGAGGAATAGGAGAAATTCGGGAAGACGTGGTCTTCCGGCTCTCGTCTTTCACCCATGAACACCACAGCCTGTGGGTTGATGTCGATGTATTCCTGTCCGCCTGTTTTCTTCTGCTTGAAGACAATTCTCGTGAACTCTCCCTGCTGCCGCACCTCTTTCCACTTCATCTTCTCGATGTCGCTCTTGCGCAGTCCTGTGAGGCATGAGAACAGGAAGGCGTTCCGAAGCACCGGGTACTTGCACTCCGCAGCTACCATCGCCTTGACTTCGTCGAGCGTGAGGTACACTCGCTCTCGTTCTTCGAGCTTGAAGCCCTCGATCCCTCGCAGTGGATTCCGGGGGATGATGCCGTCCTCAAAGGCTTGGTTGATGCAAGCGCGGAGTTTGTTGAAGTAGGAAATCTTCGTTGCGTTGGATATCGGCTTCATGTCCTCGGTCGTGGTCGCTTTCTTCCGCTTGTCTCGCACTCGTGCCGTCTTGTCGAGGTAGTCCTTGAACCCCTGCACAAATGCCGGGGTTACGTCTCTGAATGTCATGTTGGGGTTCTTGGCGCAATATCTTTCGAGGTGCTTGAGGGCAGACCACCAATTGCCCCAATTCCCGAGGCTTCCCGGATTTTCGTGCCGCTTCTCGCAAAGCATCCTGTAATAGTCGAGGAAGATGGTGTCAAGTTTGTATCCGTCCTCGAATCCGAAGCGTCCGTTCTGAAGCTCGACCACTCTCTGCGCCCGGACTGCGTCCGCAAGTTTGAGGGTCTCTTTGTTCTTCTCCTTGTCTGCTCTCGTCTTCTCCGGCACAAGGTAGAGGTTGAGGAACTCGTAGCTCCGTTTGCCGTTTATGTAGATATCGAGGTAGAGGGAGGTGTTGCCGTTCCGCAACGCTCGCTTTCGGATGCGGATTGGCTCTTTCGATTTTTCCATGTCCTTGTCTGTATTTTTTGTTACTCTTGTGACTTTTTCAGTTCGAGTAACAAAGTAACAACAAAAAATCCGGAACTAAAAAGGAAAGGTTTAGAAATCGTCTAAAATTTGAGGGTGGGTGTATCCGGCTGATATTCGTGGCTCTTTTTCGGTCTGTTTCCCGATTGTTTCGGTATTGTTCGGTGGAGCTTTTATCGCTTCACTTGCCGATGCAGCATATTTACATCACTGATTATCAGTGACTATTCATTTTAATCGGTACAACCTCCGTTTTTACAAGTACACAGAATGTAGGGACAAATGCAAATCGTTGTATTTCATTGTTTTACATATACGTGTTGTACCGCCTTCTTTCAGCCCTTTTGTAGAATGTCCGCTATCAGATGCAAGGTGTTGAACGATAGGGCATTTCCGCATGGATGTTACAGAGCGCTTGTTGAATACAAAAGTAGTGCTTTTCTTGGAATTTCTGCGGTTTGCGGTGGGATTTTTTGCGCTCCGATTATTTATGGCACTCGATTCGTTGGAAAAAGTGTAACGAAACTGAATTATTCGCTTGAAAAAGTGTTTGTATACATAAATGGTACACTTCTATTCGGGGAGAGACCATTATATCCTATCGGGTATAATTCCGCTTTTTATATCAATATTATACCCGAAATAGTATAAAATCAATAAACTTGACTGAACTCCATAATGTCGAGCATCTGATATAATATTCCGTCAATAGCGGAATGCCAACTTTGGTGAAAATGACCATAATACCAATTGTTCACAGGATGATTGTCAGTTTTGAGATGATGCAGGAGCATATCCATTGTTTTTCTTTCAGATTGTACATCTTTAAGAAGTGATGAATCGTTCTCAGCCCATTGGTTAAGGTTGCTTTTTGAGAATAGCTCACAATGCGATGGCGCAGTATGTGTGACAACTGTATCAATCAAGAAGTCTGCACGGATGGTATTCATCTTATCAGCGTCATAAGTAGGAGCTTCATTCTTCCAATATAAATTGTGGGAAATATCATTTTCTTGCAACTCATTGGAGTGAATACGATATTTCCGTTTGTTCCATTCATTTATGCGATAAATACGGTCAATAGAAATGGCTCCACCTACACAAAGGATGGTATGACTACAGGCTTGGAGAATAGTATAATCAGGAACAGCGATGAAGCGTTTGTAATTGAATGTTGCTCCATCGAAATAGGCAGGATTATCATGATTACCACGCACAAACACAATCCAATTGTTGGCTTGGTTCATTCGCTTGGCATTTCGTCTAATCATTTGCTCATAGTATTCTCTCTTTTCAAAGCCAAAGCCACAATCCCCGGCAACAATCAATATGGTGTCCGTCAACTTGTATTGAATGCAGAGTTTGAACACTAACTGATTAAAGTCTCCATGAATATCACCGGAAACGATAATTGTCTTGGCTTCGGGAAAAGATAATGAGAATGCCTTGCTATGATTCAT